TACTATGAAAAACGTTAATCGTTATACCAGAGCAGGAAAGAATGGGAAGCAAATTGCGTGTCCTAAGTGCCAATCAGTCCGTACAATCTATCACTTTAACTTCTCAGGATTGACTTGTCCAGACTGCAAAGAGTCAATTACAAAATACGATTGGTTAGTAGCGTGATAGTATACATTTTATTTTGGTCTTACGTTGCATTTGCAGCAACGGTTGGAGTTTACCTTAAGGTAACAGAATGAAGGCCATAGGCATACTACCAACAGTTATATTTGAGGAGGATCTACCACCTCAGATATACTCTGCTCTAATGAATATGATACCCTCCATAGATTTTGATAGGGATGGGTATACAGAGCAGTATAGTGGTGGAGCAAAAGCATATCATTTGACTAGTGAAGTTATGTCCACTGGATTTGTTGAGTGGGCAGAGCAGCAGATGAATGAGATCAATAAGGGTATCCACGGTAGTTACGTGGAGGATATGACAATTACTACCTGTTGGATTAATAGGTACAAGCAAGGAGAGTTTAATACTCTTCATAGACATCCGTGGTCTCTGTTTAGTGGAGTAGTATTTCTTTCAGGATGTAATCAAGAGATGCAGTTTGTGAAGGAGCATAGTTATCATACACAAGCATTGAAAATGACTGAGGATAGTAATATGGCACACCCATACCCTGCTAGAGATGGTAGTATGGTCATTTTCCCTTCAGATCTACAGCATATTATTACACCAAATGAAAATGATACAATTCGTTACACTATAGCATTTAATGCTCTACCAAGCAAGGTCAACCGTGGATTTACTGTCCAGTTCTCAAACTGTCACAGTACTGGTTGAATTGGTCACTCCACCCATTATAATAGTATCATACACAACAAAGCACTGATGACAACAACAGTATTACCAGTCGAGCGTTGGGTAAATGACCTTATCAAGGCACTTGACGCTAATTACATTGCATACGTCAAGAGGATGGGTTTCACATCCGATAAAGCGACAAGGTATCCTGATTGCTTCAGATCTGAGGAAGGTCGTAAGTATTACAAGATCATTCATCAAGAGTTTGATGATCGTTCAGGTAACTACCGTGATGGTGGTGTGCACGCATTTGTTAACAAGAAGACTGGTGAGGTTTACAAGCCAGCATCTTGGAAATCACCTCACACAAAGTATGTGAGATTTGATTTACGCATCATCAAGCAACGTGAAGAGTGCTATGCACGTGCAGACTGGGCAGGAGGTTACCTATACCTCCGATGAGCACATTAATTGCCCTTTTTTCGTGCATTTTAATTTGCACGATCGTCCTAATCTACACCCTCTACAAATGGAATCCGCATTAAATTACCTTTTACGAGACCTAGAGTTCTGCATTGACCACTGTGAGATGACAGACGCACAAGCAGGAGAGTATCTTGAGACTTGTGATGTTCTAGGTGTCAATTCTGACTACTTTGCATACGAGTTTCTATGCACAACCAGTTCAGACATCCATAATGATGACTATCTGAACATTGAACAGTTCAACACTATCCACGGCATTTACTGGGAAGAGCAATGATGAATGTAATCCTACAATCAAATGGTTTTCGTTACGTACAAGACGGAACATTAGAGAATGGTAAGGGAGACTATCGCTTACAAGTGATGAGTGAATACTCTAAACGATGGAGTGATGCTTACTATTTTGACAATCAAACCCAAATGGATATGGCTATTGAGGATCCTGAGTATGCAAAATGGTTGACTAATCAACCTTGCTACATAAAAGATCACGCAATTAGCCCGTATGAAGTTTGACATTGGTGATCACGTTGAATGTGATGATGATAAAGGATTCATCACATTCGTGTGTCCACAATATTTTACTCTCTGTGTACGTCAGTGGGATGACCCTGGCAAAATGCACGGATATTCACAATGTAATGTACTAATCTATCGCAATGACTGGACTAAATGTACCATCACGAGGAGAGTTAATTCATCTCCAGCTACAAGCAATGTTGAGGGAGCATAGTTTCCCTGCTAATGAACTGTTTTACCTTGGAGAAGAAACAGTGGAAGGTATTAAAGACCATTACTATCTCATAGGAGGACTACACACTGTACCTGCTAGACTGATAGAAGACTTAGAAGGAATTGAATCAGATGACTAAGTACACACCAGAAGAGGCACGCAAGAAGTTTAAGGAATGCTTCGAGGGAATGTATGATGTGTGTGAAGATCAGGGATGGGGTGACCCAAACTCTTATGCTAGGTCACGTGAAATACATATGGCCATTGAACTTGGTCACGATGTAGCAGACACATATAGTGGTGCAGATGCATATGATAAGGGTGAACCAGTAGAATATAAGTCAACAATAGGTGACAACATCAACGCTACGTACAATGGTATCAGTGTTAAGGATACGTGGGAGGAACAAGATGAGTATTTAAGAGAAGAAAAGCTCTTAAAATATGATGATCATTACTATGCACGCTATGAACACGGAGATATAGTAGAGTTGTGGCACCTTAAAGGTCAACAAGTATACGATTATCTACGTCCTAGACTGGAACAGAAGTATAATAAGCTCAAATCAAGATCTAAGCAAGCAGCAGATCCTCGTCTAGGTGATAATATCTGTGCATCCTACATCAGATCGAACGGAAAAGCACTCAGATAGACCACATTACAAACTGTCACACACCCCCTTGTTAGGGGGTATTTTTTTGCTATAATATAAGAGTAGTCAAGGGAACACCCCACAACATTATGCAACTTCGTAACAACAGTGGTCAGCAAGCAGATTTCTATCCTGTAAGACTACCATTTGGTGAAGTGTCTTATCGTTATTTGTTGGAGGTATTGTCCCTTAATGGACGTACTGTGAACAAAAGGTTTATCAACACTAACGAGTTGAACAGTGAAGTATCAGAGCGAGTCAACTTCGGTTGGGACGTGACTGATTTCAACACTATTCCTCAGTTAGGAAATCCTGTTCAAGGGGCTGCGTAAGCACCCCTCCACTGTATAATTATAGTATAGTGGTTGATACAAGTAAATGAGACTTCTTAAAGTGCTTCTTAACAAATCAGAACTATCCGTATTGTCCGATGCCCTCCAACACCTCAGCTCCAGTCAACAATTCTCAACAGAGAAGTACAGTGGAGTCAAATGTAGTGATCTCTACACCAAACTTGAAAGAGCTTCCAGTCGTATCGACGATGGATACTGCAACGCAGAGATATAAAGAGTTATATCATATTGTAACTCAGTATCTTGAAGGAGGACCATCTGAGTTGATGTCTGATGTCAAGCAAGCACTTTATGAACTCCAAGACTATCATCAAACACAGTTGGATGATGTTAATGAATTGATAGCGAGTGTACACAATCAACAGGCAAAACATTATGCCTATCGTAGTGAGAGTGTGAGGGAAAAGGTAGAAGAAGATACTGATGAATTTGGTGGTGAAATGTATTGGTATTATAATGACGATGGAGAGATGGAGTTTGAACATTCTTCGGAGGGCTGTTAATGCCCTCTAAGAAGAAGAAATGGGAAGTAAATGTACTGTGTAAGATAGATCATAAATTACAATGGACTAAGATAGTACATAGTTGTGTAGATCCATCTACCGCAGTGAAATCAGCATATGCAAAGTATCCTGACCTGACAACCATTTTAATTAACCTGAACACAGAATGAAAGATCAAAAAACATTAGATGATTCACCCACATCATATGAGAAGTGGGATCGTGCTAAAGGTATACTCCTTGAATCATTATTCAAACCTGATCATCATCTTAGATCTTGTGCACATAACCAAGAATGTATTGATGATGTAATACAGATACGGGATCAGGTAATAGAGTACGTACAAAATATGTCAAATCCAAGGAAATTTATAGAGGACTGATCAGTCCTCTTTTTGTGGGGTTGTAGTTCAACTGGTTAGAGCACCTGCCTGTCACGCAGGAAGTTGCGAGTTCGATCCTCGTCAATCCCGTTTAGTTGTTCTTATAATATTTGATCATCTGATCTGATGGTGAGATACATTCAATCTCTTCGGTTGATTGTGTCTCTTTATCAATGCGTGGTAGTCTATTAGCCCACGTTGTAGCAATATACTTTGTACCGCCAATAGGAGGATTACCACGATGCATATGTGTGAATCCTGCTGGAAACATTACTGTCTTACCCTTCTCTGGTTTAACTCTAAGACCTTGATCTCTGAACTCAGTCTCACCACCTTCAAAATCATCATTTAAGTATGTAATGAATACAAACTCACGTGCTTGTACAAAGAAACCAGCATTGTCATAATGCCATTGATGAAATCCTTCACCTGGTAATGTCATTTGTATCTTAGCAGCACTCATCCAGAAGTCTGATGCACCTAATTGAGGGAAATCCTCAAGATATTGTGTTGATGCTAGCTTACTCCAACCAGTTAACAATGTATTACGTATGTTAGGTGATGTACCCTCAGTTAAGAAGTAATAAAAGTCTTTACGTCCAGATTCATTTACACCACCATTCATTCCACCCATTTCATTCTTTCTCTTTCGTTCTCTCATCTCATTGGTCATCTTAATCATCATATCACAGAAATCGTGAGGTGCGTGATTAGGAAACTCACGTACGAATGTATCACTCTCTGTTCTATGTCTGATTATCTCACGTCTTGCTGGTGGAGTCTCGGTAAAATTTCTATAAGCTTCTTTCATTGCTTGTTTACCTGATTTACTAATTCCCTTTTCCAGTTCCATCTTGAACGCCTCCCATAAAGATAAACTCCTTAGCTAATGTGTGTGATTTAAACTCTTTTATTATACCACTATCTGTACGAACATACCACTTATTATCACGTTGTGTGATTAAATGGGCAAACATAGCATTTTCATAGTCATCCAATGATACGTTGTCGCAGTTACTACATCCCATAATTGTAAGATGAAGGACACTAGTAATTATACCATTAAAAAGACCCCTTGTGAAGGGGCCTTTGAACGGTATGTTAACTGGACTATGATTAAACTAAAACCTCCTTGCAAATACGTTTACATATTGCTTGACTTTCATCGCACTCAATTAGGCACTCGTAGTAGTTGTTGAGTTGATTATCTACCTCGTAGACAGACCCAATTGTGTCTTTCCAATCTGCTAATTGATTACTGCTGATGATGTTGTGATTTAACATAGAAGTTGCACCTCTTGATAGAATCATTCTACCACTATTTATGTGTTGAATCGCTGTCATAGACTATGTTCTTAATCATTTGTAAACGAGTATTTATACCGAGGTTTACACATCCCCACCCGTATGGTATAATAACAGGGAACACATAAATCAGATGAAAATACATCAACTCAAAACACAATGGTATTACTGGTTCTGGGCTGTGTGTGCGGTTGC